GGGCCATTGTGCGCGGGTCCATGCTCCTTTTACTCGGTCGTTTAGCGAGTTTTTGAATGCTGTTTCCTCAACCGATAATAAAGTATCCACCCCGATTGCCGAGGTGAATCGATTTTTAAGTTCGGTGTAGGTTACAGTTCTCAACTTCCGATTACCGTTTCGGGGTTGGATTTTGCGAAGTCTCGGCGATATTCTGAATCAGACATCGATCCAGGTGATTGAATCTCATGTCTTAGAAAGGTAGTCGCATCGATTGCAGATACTAAGCGGAAGTCTTTCCCCCCACTAAGTTTCTTAGCATTCTTTCGGGCGGCGATTGCTCGCTTACCATACCCAGCTTTTTCTCGCTCGGCATCCCGTTCAACTTTCTTCGATAAGTAGTGGGCCATTTCTTCGCCCGACATTCCACTTCTCTTCCCACCTTTAACTATGATATTAAGACTCATATTTTAAAAAAGAAAAGGGAGGCCGGCCACTACCCAACCGGCCTCCCAAAATAACACCAAATAAACCAATTAAACCTAAATAATACTGCCTAGAGCGCGGGGATTACTGACCCTCAACGAAAGCATCGCCTCAGAGAAGGCCCTTTTTCCGGCACCGTTATCAGGAAGATCCTGAATTGTGATACCTTCCAAGAACTTCAGACTCACTGTGTCATCACCAGGGATGAGGTAAGCACGATCTGTATTCACTGTACCCTCAACTGTGTCTGTACCACTTGCAGAACCATTTACACGTCCTAAAAATAGGTCCGGTATGATGTTTATCGTAGAGTAGTCAGATACATATGTTAACACACTTCTGACAAGGGTCTTGCCGCTAACATCTTGATCGAAGCTAAAGTTTCCATTAGCTGTAGTCGAACGAGTGTAATCAGTAATTTTGTTCATCACGGCTGGACCAGCAAAAAGGTTGTAAGTACCTTTAGAACCGGCGGCAGTGTAAACAGCTTGAAGGAGTCCACGAAAAGCGGATTCAGTCAAGGATGAAAGGCTTACACGAGAACCATTTACTGCACGGAAACCTTGTTTTAAGGATGTGTCGAAAGTGTTACCGGTTGCAGTTGGGTCAGACCAAATTCCAAGTCCGCACATTAAAGCACCCGCAGAACTTGTACCAGCAGACTGATCATTACCTGATCCGATTGCTGTCTCAATTGAGCGCTTTAACTGTAATAAACTTTTTGCACGGCTCGATGCCATCAAAGAACCGCCAGGAGCAACATCTACCATCTCCGCTTGCCTTGAGACGGAAAAAATATCGCGTACGGTTTGTACCCTATTTCCGATTCTCGCCCTTGTGTCGATAAGATTTTGAGCATCAGAAATTGTGAGGTCAACCCCATCAATTACTCCACCAATTTCAGGACTAGCAAGTGAGTCCACGAGCCACTCATTAAGAGTCGCTTTAGGTGCGGCGGATTGAGATAAAGTCGAGTACAGTGGTGTTTCTGTAGGTTCAACTGTTTTTAATACATTTTCCAGATTGGTTTGCGCGCCTTTGTCGGCGGTAACATTGTAACTTGTAGCAATAGCCATTTTAGTAATTCCTTATTTTAAGATTTTTAAATTTTTTTAGTCCGCAAGAAATGCGGCGAGATCGTTTTCCGAGATGACTTTACGCTCCAAAATCTTTTGTTTATTTGCAGTCTTTCGAGTGGCCGAGGTTTGTACCGGTGGACTTGAATCGCCCATCGTTGTTGGAGGTGCTTTGGCTACCCTTTTGGCTTTAGGCTTGGCCGACTTGGCCGCCTGATCTGATTTAATTGCTTCAACTCCTCGAACGAGTGTTGCCGCTACAAAATCGCCATTAGGTAGGGATTTTAGAATGTCTGCATACTGACTTTTGATCTGACCTAAAACGGATCTCCGTTCTTCGGCTTGGTCTGTATCGACTGTTTCTGAAATCCACGGGTGAGTATTGATCGTATCCTGTTGCCACTGAGCGGATGCCTGGAGATATTGCGCCCTTTCGGGTATTTTCTCCGTTAGATAATCTTCTGCTTGGGTGAGAATATTTCTGATATCGTCATCGCTGTATTCTTTCCCACCGGATTCTACATAATCACGGCCAATATTTTGCAATGCCCACTTCTTAGCGGCTACTGCTTCCTTTCGTAAGGTTTCCAATGACTGAAAGTCCTGGACTTCTTCCAAAGCTGGCTGACTGGATTCCGATTGCTTCTGAGGGCTAGATTTTAATGATGCAATTTCTGATTTTAGTGTTTCGGCAAGCTCATCTCCTGCTTTTGCACGAGCGGTCAAGCGGTTCACCTGTTTCAGAAGTTTACCAACAGCTTTAGACTGTGGCTCATTGTCCCCCGACTCTTCAGTGGACTCCTCTTCTGCTATCTCTTCCGTTTCCTCCTCCGATTCCTCGGTTTCGGTAGACTGTAAAAGAACATCTTCCTGGTCGGTCTCTGCGTCTGCGGTTGTGGTCTCGGGACCAGCTTCCACTTCAGATTCCTCTTTCGCTTCACTCTCCTCAACTTTGTCAACGAACGATGCCGTTAACTCTTCAAGGGTCGTAATGCTTTGCGTGTTTGTTTCTGCTTCTGTCGTAGCCGGAGCCTCGCTAATTTCTGTATCTGCCATATTTTCTCTGCGTTTGGGAAGTTCGCACTCTTGCGTTTTCTGCGTACCGAAATGGTTCGCCACTTCCGATTATGACAGGGGGCCAATAAAAATTTTCAGGGAGTTTTAAATAAGTCCCACGCTTCCCGATATTTTTCGTGTTTTGCCTTTGAGTCGGGGTTGTCCGGGTAAACCGCAACTGTTAATGCTCCATCTAGAGCCATACATGGGATTAGATACCAGGTGTTTATGTCGGCACAAAATATTGCCACTATATCGACTTTTGTGCAGTCTAATGGTTGCTTTACTACCCGCCCAGTAGTCGTGGAAAATCGATACCGTTTGCACCCGTTTTTTCTTTCCCCTTTGCTTGACTTTTCAGACCCCTTAATTTGGACATTAAAATTTTTGCCCGCCGAATTTACGAGGATACAGTCAACTGGTAAATGGTCACCTAGTGGGATGAAAACTTCCAACCCATTCTTTAACGCTTCAGTGAAGAAAGTCTGCTCGTAAATGTAGCCCTTACGCTTCGTGTTCTTCGTCATCGAGGCTCATGTCGCACTCAAAATCAACAACTTCCTCGTCCATCCATTCTTCAACATCGGTCAGGGCGATTTGTGCCATCTCATGGTCATCGATATCACTCTCTTCTAGCCAGCGATTTAGCAAAGCCCGATGCTCGTTTTTAAATTGCTGATGGGGTGTCAGTTTCGGCATTGTCTAAACTTTCAATTATTCGAGTAAGTCCAGCAATCTCACCCGATAGACGGGCAAGTTTTTGCGGATTATCAACATGGGTATAGTCTTGGAAATCGACCAAGCACATATCCCGCTGTTCGCGGATAAATGATTTTACTGTAAGCCACTCAGCCTGTTCGCCGAGGCCGTTAATCGCATCTGCTAAAGTCATATAATTTTTGTTAAGCGGCTACTGAAGTACCTGGTACATTTCCAGGAGGAGTACCCAGCTGGCCAATTATTGCGTTTCTTTGTTGGGATTGCATCATTTCGAGCTGTCCAGCATATGTCTGAAGCCTCTTGGCGAAGTTCTCGTCCTCTTGCATTCTTTGCTGAACATCCTGTGCCGGTATTTCGGGAGTACCTTCAAGGAACTCTCGAAGTTTTTGTAGACGAAGTTGAGAATTTACACCTTGTTGCGGTACATTGACCACTTGCCCCGATGCAATTTTGGCAATGTCTGCGGAAGTTTCCTGAATCTCCTTGTCTGTTGCTTCTTCAACTGGGGCGATTAATTGACCGGCTAGATTTGGATCGATTGCCTCTAAAACTTTACGAAGGTATACATCATATCGACCAACTCCTTGCCGGTCATAAGTTGACATTAATTTCCCAACTGTATCGAGCTTCTGAAGAACCTTCTCTTCGTCCTGGTTCATGCTGTTCCAAGTAATATTGAAATCGTAAACCTCCGCAGTCTCATCAAGCATGAGTTGAGCGCCTTGCTCATTATTGGTAACCCGAAACCATATCTGCGGACCGCCATAAGTTCTGTCTAGACACCATACACGATTTAAAATCTGTTTGAATCCATTGAGCCATTGATTAACTAAGTGCTGGCGGATGCTGTTCGCTTCAACTGCGTCTAATTGCGAGGTTGGGCGGCCTGTGATTTTGTCTGCTATTTGACGAATCTGCATCTCCACATCCATACTTGCCGGCGAGTAGCGAGGGATTTCCATAAATCCAACTTCTCCCCTTCGGCGAACTGCAATCTGTGCACCCGGACCGATACGATCCGGTTTGCGGCCTTGCAAATGTTCGACAGGGGGCAAAGTACTCATCGATGCACGGTCTCTTCGGGCATCCATTTCAGTCTTAACTGCAATCTGATAACTCTTTAAAAGCTCGGGGTAACCTCGGGAATCGAGTAGGCGGTGGTTGAGGTTTTCTCTTGTAATACAAACGAATGGATATCTGCCCTCATCATATTCCATCGGGCTGTGAAAACCATGCCCTTCCGCTTCATCTGCCCAACAGGTAATGGTGCAAATCGGTACATCATCCTCATCGAGTTCCTTACGATAGGTTGTTATTACTCGGACCATGCCCTCGTAATTCTGTGTGCCGTAAAAGTTGCCACTATCGTAAGACATAAGGTCAGTCGAATAACTTTCGTCCGCATAAAAGCCTTTCGAGTTTTCGAGGACTTCTTCGATCCACTTTTTATCCCATCCCTCACTTACTTTTTGCATTAATGCTTCGGGGCTGTAATAGTGGATGCAGTGAATGCTCCTGGCCGATTCTAAATCAATTACATTCGAGTCGATGATTATTTCTCTGCCCAATTCATACGCTTTAATTGCCGGTCTGTTTACTACCGCTTTCTCAGTCGGGACTTTTGATACTCCTTTACTGCGAAGTTCATTGATCATTTTCCGAACTCTTCGCTTTTTTAGATTAGGGAATAACGGAAATAGCATCTCTTCGACTCCCTCCTTCATCTCGGGATCTTGGATCGCCATTGCCAGTTCGGGACTCATTTGGGCAATCTCTTCCAAGCTGATGTCCTTAAACACCCGAGTAGTTTCCCTCTTCCAGTATGTTCCGAAAAATGTAAGTCCGTTCTGTAATAAATAGTTTGCACCAATTGCGGCCTCCCGAGGAAGTTCCGTCATTGAGTTCATCCGCCACTTCAGGAACTCGCTCACCATCTTTGCACTGCCAATGTCTCCACTCTCCACGGGAGCGGCCACAAGGTTAGCCTGGCTGAGTGACTGGCTAAGTAATGCCACATCGCCATCGATCAATGGGTTAACCAAGTTTGGATCTAAATCGGATGCCCCATCGAATGGAAATGCTTCCGGTCCGTTCTTCTTTCCGCTTTCATCCTTGCCCGCCCATTCGTTAAACCGACATTCCCTACCTTGCTCGGCTTTATCCATCCAAAAGGAGAGATTCGACTTTGCATCGTTAAACTCCTTCTTGATGGCATCTACATCCGGCCCTTTTTCGCTAAATTCCTGAATTTCCATTTTTAACTCCCAATTCTAACATTATTTTTTTAAGTTTTTTCAGTGCGTCCTTTTCAACCCGATGGACTGTGACAAGAGGCACTCCGATAAATTCGCTAATTTCTTTTAAGGTGAAATTGCTGGGGTCTCTGCCCGC